CCAATGTGCTTCTGGCTTGCGACCGTCAGCGTGGTGAACTGCTCGTTGTCGTCCTGAACTTGCAGGGCGGCGCCATCGGTCACCAGAGCACGGTCGGGCAGACGAATGCGCAGGGTGGAGCCGATCTTTGCACCTTCAACGGCGAACGAGTCGTCGTATTGGCGGTTGACGTTGCGGGTGAGCACCAGGTTGTTCTCTAGGCCATGTGTTCGCTCAAGGTCGTTAGGCTTGAACCGCCCTTTCGGGCTGCTGCATGTCACCATGCAGAGCAGACTATCTCTTCACCCTATTGCTAGGGGTTGTGCGCTTCCAGCCACTTGGCTGTACTCCCTTTCGGGATAGTCGTTACACCTTCCGCTGATGAGGGCAAACGCCGCCGTTTTTGTGCTTGCCAATTTGACAGTTCATGCACAGAACTTGGAACCCCTCAGGGAACTTGTTCTTGACGAGCCACAGATAAAAGCCTGTTCCGCTACCGGAGTACAACTTGGCTTTTCTCATGTCGGCCCCGTCATTGTGCACGTGGTCTATTGACAAGAACATCTTCTCAGCTTCACCGCAACAGTTGCATTTGTAGCCGCCGTAGGCGCCATACACTGCTTCTCGTTGCTTGTCCTGATTGCGCTTGGTCTTTTCAGCTTCAGCAAGCCGCATGGCGGTTACTTCTTCTGGCGTTCCATTTGCAATCTTTCGGTTGCGCCATTCGCGAGAGTGTTCCCGAGACTTCTCTCGGTTGTTGGCTCGCCAATCGCGCATTCGCTGATTGAAGACTTCCCGGTTACGTTCACGGTACCTAGCAGCCGCTTCACGGTTCTTAGCCCGTGTTGCTTCGTCAAGTTCCGTATTACCTTCTTCTTTGGCTTGGCTCGGTATTTTCATGTAATCATTCTACATGACGTCCACCGAATTCACACAATTTTTTTCTTGACGTTGCCGTCAGGGGAGACCGATTAGTTAATCTCCAGAGCTTTCCGGGTGATCATGTCGATGGTAAGAATCGAGTTTGACATGACCTAACATTCCTTTCAGGGTTAAAAACTAGCGGAGGCGTGCTTCCATCTTCTTCACCTGTCGAGCGCGGTCGGCTGCGATCCATTCTGAAGTGCTCATCGACTTGATGGAGCGGGGATCAGTTGTATCGTAGGTCGATGCGCCCTTGCTGCTGGCCGTGACAGGCGTAAAAGGCGGGGGAGCACTAGAAGTCTTTTTGACCATCGGTTCCGAGGCCAGTTTGGCCTCGATACGTCCGATCTCTTTGGCTTGCACATAAGGCGCCAAGCGGGAAATACGATCTGCTTCTTTCGGGTTAGCACCGAGGTAGTAGGCTACATCAGGGCCAATATCCGACGATTGGATCGTCTGTGCCATCACGGTCGTGATCTTGAGGCTTGGGTTGTACGCGACCTGTTCAAAGTCATCGTACTTGTTCCTTGCCTCTTCTTCCCTGTCGTGATAAGCACCGAGAACTTCTGTCTGCTGGCGCTGCACATCCCGTTCGTAGAGTAGCTGCTCGGCCTTCTTCATCGCCAATGCATCGGCGTAGGATTCAGTCGAGTCAAACTGCTCCGGTCTGGGATCAGCAGCGACGACAGGGGCAGCAACTACCCGCTCTCGTTCCCACTTTCGTTGCTCGCGTGCGAGCCTCTTTCCTATTGCGGCATCCAACTCTTCTTGAGTGAACGCCTTTACCGGCTGTGCTTCTACGGGTTCAGGTGCCGCCGTGGCTTCCTGTTCCGGCGCGGGTACTTCCGCTAGTACTTCTTCAGACATTGTGTGAATCCTTCGATTCCCTGGTGAGCCGCACCAGTACGGGTATTACGGGTTAGATTGAGCGTCTTCGTATTTGAACACAGCCCCGACAGTCGTGGCAACGTAAGTGTTGCTGCCTACGAGGTTGTAGCTTGCTGAACTGCTGCGCACCTTAAAGCCGTTTGCCAGCTTGTCGGCTTGGGTTCCGAAGGTCACTGCGTTGCCGTTGATTGTCATCGCCGTGGGGGTGCCGTTCAGGAACACAAACGGGCCATCGGTGCTGAGGTTGCCGGTGAACGTGCCGCTGGTGGTGACTGTGCCTGCCGTGAGGTTGAAAGTGTTGAGTGGGAGGAAACCGCTGGGGGCGGTGTAGACGAATGGTTGCTGGCCGTAATTCCAGTTGTACGTTACGGAACCAGAGCCAGACTCCCAATCAGCTACAAATATCCAACCATCAGAAGGCGTTGCTGGTAGCGTGATATTACCTTGAGCAACATTGTTTAGGTAGAATTGAATTGTCCCCGCGCCAACGTCTAGGGCCATGCCTATGACATATGTTCCAGCACTTGCCCACGCAGTACCATAAGCAGAACTAACACCTGAAATATACTTGTTACCGTTGTTACTGTAATAACCAACACCGGCTAGATAGAGTTGATACGTTGATGCTGATGGGCTTGTAATGCCTACTACCGTTACCATAGCGCCGCCACCAACAGCAGTGGCTTCAACGTAGAACTTCCCTGACGTTACGGCAATAGTAGTCCCTCGGCCCGCACCGGTCACTGTGGTTATGACTTCAGTCAAGTTACCGTTTGAAACCGTAGAATTACCTTTTGGATTTACGGGGTTCAACACAGCATAGTTCGCCACCGTAGCCGAGGTCAGTGTCGGCACATCAGTCAGGGAGTCGTATGTGGACCCGGCAGTGAGGCTGATGTTGTTGGGTGTCCAGTTGTTGGCGTTGCCGCTGGAGTCTGCTACTAGAGTGGATGTGCTGGTGGTGTTCGTGAACGGCAAATAGAAGCCATTGGTCCCGTATGTGCCCGTGTAGGCTTTGGGAAGCCACTGGCTATTGGCGCCTGTTGCGCCGAAGGCTGTGGGGGCTAGGGCTTGACCGTCTACGAAGTTGATCTCGGCCATTTCGCCGTCGTAATACTGTGCTGAAGCGCCATTGCTAAAATAGTGGGCAGTACTTGCAGTGTTTATAAAACCAGTTCTGTTTTGAACATAAGCGCCAAGTGAGGCGGTAAACGTTACGGCTTGAATAGTACCATTAATCCAAATAGATACTGCATTTGTAGATGATGCTTGTGTTGTATCATAATTAACTACAACATGATACCAAGCGGCAGGGTCGCGATAAACTGCCGTGGTTGTCCAAAAAATATTGTATACGCTGGCTTGGTAGTCTTGTACATATATCTGGTCAGCAATAATTCTAACGCCATTGAAATCGCCACCAGACGTTCCTATAAATAAATCCTGAGTGCTACTACCCAAAATCCCGCGCTTAACCCAAGCACTCCAGGTCCAAGTCCTCTGGTTGGTTGTGGTAGCAGGAGTCCTGTTCAAATACGCACTCGCAGAAGACCGGAAGCGCAGGGATTTGGCTAGCAGGTAGTCCGCACTGCCTGTCAAGAAAGCATTGATTGCTGCAAACATTATGCCTCCCAGGGCATTCCAGCAGCCTGAGTAGGAGCCGCCATCAGATCAAGCGTGACTTGCAGATTGGCTTCTGTATCAGGTGCGGCTTCCTTGACCCAGCCCAGCACGATCTCTTCAGTCAGGTCCTCATAGGGAATCACCGCCTTATCAGGGTCTTGAGTCCAGCAGGCTGCGCTGGTCATCCCTGTAGTGTTCACACCGTCATTGGCAGTTACACCAAACTTCGCCAGGATGACAAACCCATCCGCAGTGGTGCGTTCCAGATCGTTGATAGTCCAGATGAATGAGGTCATGGTGTGTAGCCTTGTGAGTATGAGCCGTACCAGTTTGTGCCGTCGGACACAAACGTCAGAATGTCCATCTTCCCCACTGTGGCGGTGATGGTTGGTGCGCCGGAGGAGTTCCACATAATGTGCGAAGCCGGGCTAGTAATAAACGTAGCAGTTGTTGCCGTGCCCGATGCTGGTTGTTTGAGCAGCAAAATAAAGGACTTACCTGCAGGTGAAACAGGTGGCAAAGTAATAGTACATGCCGTAGCGCTGGTCAGCGTAGCAGTAAGTACAGTACCGGCAGTGATTGCCAGGGTCGCTGATGCTCCTACTGTGCCGCTGGCTACTATGGTCTCAGTGTATGCGGATACAGTCAGGGAGCCGGTGTAGGAAATGACCCCCGAGCTATTAATCCGCATCCGCTCGGTTGTGCCCGCAGCAATGATCACAGTATCGCTAAGGCCAGCAGTCCCGGCAACTGATCCTATGATCGTGTTGTTGCTGCCTGTGGTTAGGGCGGAGCCTGCATTTTGGCCTAGGGCTAAGTTGACAGCACCAGTGCTTGCTGTAAGCGCAGACATACCGACAGCCGTATTAAAGTTACCAGTACTGGCAAACAATGCAGCTTGCCCAACAGCAGAATTATATATACCTGTTTGATTTGTATATAGCGCCGCGTAACCAACTGCCGTATTATTGTTGCCAGTAGTATTTGCCGTTAAAGAAGCAGTCCCAACTGCCACATTACTTGCGCCACTCAGCGTACCACTAGCCAACGCGTTAACACCAACCGCAGTATTGTTGGCAACAGCGTTAGCCCCCAGCCCCACGGTCAGACCTTGGATCACTGCGCCGCCAGTCAGGGTTGAGACGCCTGTGACACCAAGCGTTGTGGTCGAAGTGAGGCTCAAAGCACTCACAGCCCGCCCAGCGGTCAGGTTGGCCACCGAGACCTGCTTAGTCGCCCCGCTTTGGACAATCGGCAAGACCTCGGTGCCCGCTAGGGGCGTGGTACTTGCCGGGAGGGCACTGATTTTAACGTCTGCCATAAATTACTCCGTGAGGATTAGACCGCTAGCCTCGGTAACGAGGTTGTCGACCGATTCGGTTATAAGATTGCTTTGCGCCTGGGCGCTAGCATAGCCAGAAAACAACGTGGCAATGCCGCCAAGTCCAATGGCAACCGCGTTACGAAGGCCGACGCCAAAGCTCATTGCTTGCTCGTTGGCTTGCAGTAGATCGTACCGCCAGTCGACACCTGGATTGCACTAACACGCCAAGCAGCGCCCGTGGCCGGAGGCACAACAAACGGAATTGGCGTGTACGCCGGCACCGGCGTGCTGCTGGTCGTAGCCGTCACATTTTCGCCAACCAGCACATAACAGGGCTGATCAGACCACACAACCACACCTTGAGGCCCAGCGGGCCAAGTGCCCGTCACACCAGCAGTGCCCGTGTAGGTAATGCTTCTGGCCGGAAATTCAGCATCTGCTAGCGGTCGTAGAAGTTCCATGTCTTACCCCAAGAATTTCAATTTGTAGAGCGTTCGGAGATAAATCTCGACAATGTTGTCGATCAACTGCTGCAACGCTGAATCAGTCTTGTCGCATACGTCATACCGCACAGACTCGATCTCATCCAACTGCGCCTGCAAGAACTCGACAATATTAGTCGTTTTCTTGGATGATTGCAAAGTGATCCCGCCGATCAGCCCGTACCGGCCCTGGTACGCCTCAGCAAAGTCATCAGCCGCACCAATGATGCGGTTGTAGAAGATGTTGAGCGCCTCGTGCTTGCTGAAGCTGCGCGTGTTGAGATGGACGCTGTGCGCTACATCCCGGCCCAAGAAGAGCAAGCCCATGAAATCATTGCATTTCATCTTGCTGCTCCTGCGGCATCATGTCCACATCCCGGCCAGGCATCTCGCCTATGAGGTCGCCGCTGGTAATCATGCCGTGGACCGTGCCCAAGACTATTTCCTGAATCTGGTCAGGCGTCATGCCAGCCATCGTGGCGCTGATCCGCTTGGTCTCAGCATCGTAAGCCTTGACCTGGCTGTCGAACTGCTTGACCTGCAAGTCCTGCGCTTCCATCGACTTCGACACGTTCTGGAGCATCTGGTGCATCTGCTCCATCTCCTGGCCCATCGCCTGCATCTGCTGCTGCGCGGCCTGGAGTGCCGGATCGTCATCATCGGCCAGCAGTTTCGGGTCGATGGTCTTGGCAAACCGCTTGCTCATCTCCTGAGCACCCGGCCAGTCCATGTTCTTGATGAACAGGTCACCCGCCACGCCCCACAGTTGCGGGTTGCCCTGCAACAACTGGCTCATGGCATCCAGCGACTCTTGGCGCTTGGTCATGTAGCTCGGACCAGTCGTCACGCACACATCGTACTGGCCAACACCGAGGTTGTAGATCTTCTTGATCACAATCCCCGCCTGGTCCACGATCTTGCGCACCGGCTGCGGCTGATTCGGGTCGATCATTGCCGAATCCGTTTCCCCATCGATGCCGATGATGCGGGCAATGCGCTGGGTGTCGTAGATTTTCGGGATCAGGTCCACAATCTGCCGAGTGGTGTACCGAATCGCCCGCGCCAGATTGTCGACGTAGTGGTAGGTGCCTGTGTCGCCCTGCTTTTCACGCGCCAAGATCGCTCGGCCAGAGCGTTCGTTGCTTGTGGCGCCCAAACTAGAGTCATATTGGCCGGTAGTGCTCTTGATGTCATCAGAAGCGCCTGCCTTGGCCTGTAGGAGCCCGCTGGAGGCCATTGGGGGCTGTGACCGTGCCGGTAGGGGCAGTACGCCGCCTGCGCCGTCTGTAACGTCAGGGTTGACCTCCAAATACGGCCAATTTGTCGTGTTTGCGGTCTTCCACTGGTTCTCATAGCCCTCAAACTGACCGCCGTACCCGATAAACGGGGCTTTTGGCGCCAGTGCGAGCATCTCAGCCTCTTGGCTGACCCAGTAGTTGTACATGCGCTGGGCGTCTTTGGCGTTGCGGATCAGCCCAGAGACGTACAAACGACCGTCAACCTCAAATTCGTTGCCAACAACGCGGATAACGGGTATGGATTTGCCCGCCCACTCGTGTTCTTCGATGAATTCGAACCCGTTTGTCTTGCACCGCTTGATCTTCTTCTGATCCACGATGCGCGTCTTGATGGGTTTCATGCCCATCATGCGCATCTGGCGGTCTTCGGGCGAGTTCTCCATCGCCGACACGTTGCCGTGGTACAGATGCAGCGTTGCCGGCGTGTGCTCGGTGTAGAAGTACTCCGCAATGCGTACCGTCTTCTCGCTAATCCACGGGCTCAGGCTCTGGTCGCCCACGCCGCGTTGCATCATGGTCGATATCGGCGATGCGTCGGGGAACTGGCGCTCGTACTCGTCAGCCGTCAGGTCTTCGGTGATGAAGCACCACTCCGCGTCCGAGCCGCAGGGGTCTTGGATCGTCGGGTCCATGTACACGCTGAACGAGTTGCGCACCCGAGCGATCCGGATGTCCTGCTCAAAGCTGTCGTCGTTGCAGTACTCGGTCAGGAGCCGGATGTAGCCCTCACCGTACGTCACCTGGTTCTCGCAGGCGGTGTCGTAGGCTACGTCAGCGTCCGAAATGTACTCGATGTGCCGCACGATGCCGTCGAATATCTCAGCGACCTCTACGTCGGCTTTGTCGTCCACCGGGATGACCTTGCCACTGGGCCGGTTCTGCCGCTGGTCGTTCGTGACCTGCTTGACGTGTTGGGGCAGCTTGTTGATCGTCAGGCATGGCCTGGCGTTGATCGTCTGCCCTTGGACGCTGCCTCGCGTTGCCAGCACATCTGCTGGCCACTGCCACTGGTTGTCGGGACTGCCTGCGGCAAAACGCAGGTCGTCTAGCTCATCCTCGCGGGACTCGCTGTAGGCCGACACAGCCATCGTAAAGCGGCTACGCATGGTGTTCAGATCGTCGGCGTTGCCGCCGGCGACTGACTTAGCCGCTTTGATGTCAGAGTTCATTTCTTCTTTGCTGACTGCACAAACGCCTTGGCTGTCGGCGCTCCCGGCGTACCGGGCTTGCGCATCTTCTCTTTGCTACCCGCCGCAATTCGGTCTTGCTTAGCATTGATATTAGCATAGAGACCAGGTTTATTGCGCATGGATGATCGCAAAGTTGATGACCACAGCCTCTAGCAGCGCGCCGGCAGTGATGTTGCGCAGCGTGATCGTCGCCGAGCCGGCCAACATGCTGGAGACCCAGCAATTGTAAGCGCCTGCCGTAGCGTTGGCGCTCGCCACGTTGACGATGATGACGTCCTTGCCCGACAACCGGTTGTTGGTCAACGTAAAAGTCACGTTGGTGGTGCCAGCAAGCGATGCGGCATCCATTGTGATCTGCCCAGCGCTGGTGTTGACCGTCACGCCGGTGGACTTGCTGGTAGCCTGCGTCACCGCAGTTTGAGCAGCGGTCGAGTACCCAAGTTCTTGGGTGGCGTAGCAAGTGGTGAACTCCGGGTCCGCGTAAGCGATGCCGGTAGATTGTGAATTTGACATCTAACTTCCCATCCAACTAGTTAGGACGCCTTGCGGCGCATAGGTTTTACGAGGAGACCTGTCTACATACTCCCGATGCGCCACCGGGAACGCGAACGTCACCGCCAGCGCGTCAGCAGCATCAGGACTGGCAAGACCTCTTGAGCGCATTTCCTTCTTGCCTTCTAAGAAGATTGTACCGCTAGAGTTAGGCTTCTTGGTTGGCCCCACCAGGTCTGCCTTGAGTTGCCGATCCTCGGGTATGGATGCGCTTCGCAGCCAGTCCTTCATCGTGCCCCACATCTCAGCCCGCTTGTTGCCCCACATCACCGAGTTCTTGGCCTTCCAGCCAAAGTTCACTCCGCGTACCTTATACCGTTGTTCGTTCAGTCTGTCAAGTATACCGTACCCTAGCCCACCCTCGTCAATCACCGTCAGCACCGGCTTGAACTCCTCGATGGCGTCGATCACCCGACCGACGATGGTCATGGTGTCCTCACCCGAGTACCGCTTGATGCTCACGATGTCCCGCCCTTGGCGCACCAGTATGACCGTTGAGTCCGCGCCGCCCCGTGCCGGGTCGATCCCTATGACCACTGGCGCCGAACTGTCCTTGTACCGTGGCCGCTTCATCGCCTCGTCCACCACTGTCGGGCTGATGAACTGATCCTCGCCTGCGCTGGGGAACTCACCGTACACCTCCACCTTGGCTTGGGATGAGTCCGCGCCGTACTCCGCAATGATCTGGTCGTATACCGCCTTGTCCGTGTCCTCGACCGTCCTAGCGTCCACGCTCCGGGCGTTCCAGAACGCCCTCTTGGCGTTAAAGCATTCAAAGAAGTAGCCTTCGTTTCGGCGCGGGTTGCTGAAGGCGAACCAGTACCTGTCGGGCGTGTTCTCTGTAAAGAACCCCGCCCCCACTTCCCAGATCGGGTTTGGTATGCCGCTGCTCTCGTCAAAGATCAGCATCATCCCGTCTTGGTTGTGGACGCCCGCGTAGCTGTCAGGGTTCTCGGCTGACCACAGCTTGCCCTCTGCGGCCCAGTAGCGCGTGCCTTTCTTCAGGTCACGCTCGACCAGTTCAGTGATCCACTTCGCGGGCACCAGCTTGGTGGCGCTCACTTCCCACCAGTGCGAGTGCATCGCCATCGCCGCCCACTTGGTCAGTTCTGCCCAAGTCACCGACCGCAACTGGTTCTCAGAGTTGGCGCTGACCACTACGCTCCCGCCGATGCGCGTGGTCAGCATCCACAGCACCAGCCAAGATACTAGGGCGCTCTTGCCAATACCCCGACCGGAGGAGACCGCTTCCCGTAGGGTGTCCATCTGGACCTTCCCCTTGTTCCGCTGGATGTGCGCCTTGATGTCGTTGAGCACCTCGCGTTGCCATTTGCGCGGGCCTTTGAATTGCGCCAGCGGGGTGTTCTTCTGCCCCCAGGGAAACACGAAGCGCACAAACGCCTCGGGGTCATCCGCAAGCGCGGGTGACCACAACTCGACCATCAGGCGCTGTTCTTCAGCGGATGTGTAGATTGGGAGTTGCATCTTCGACGTAGGTTAGACGAGCACGGGCTTCTTCAAGCGCGGTGATGACGCTGATCTTCTGATAGACATCAACGCTGATCTCTTGCTTGGCAGTCCAACCGTGGACATGCTGAAGGATTGCTAGGCTGGCCTTGGCGTCGCCGTTCATCGACGCTTCGGACAGTTTGCCTGCATGCGCCATCTCAGCGTCGGCTTTGCCTTTTTGCGCCGCCATCTCGGCGATGGGGTCTAGCTGACACAGCCGCCTGTATTCAACTGGCAGCATGCCGGAGGCCAGAGCCAAACTGTCGCCTTTTAGGCCCAAGCGCGCTGCTTCGTAAATCTGTTGCAGTCGCGCCTCAGTCGCCCTGATCTCCCTAATTTCTAGCGGTAGGGATTTCATGCGCGGAAGTATACCTTGATTGTTGCTACTTGTTGTGTTACGACATGGTGTAGGAAAAAATTTTGTTCGCGGACCCTTCGCCAGCGTGACCGGCCGGTCGCCGGCCCTGCCCCCCCCCTCTCGATTGCTGCACTGCAACATGTCCATGCCTAGGCAACCATTGCCCAGGCAACCATTGTTTAGGCAAACATTGCCTAGGCAAGTATGCCGCACTGCAACATGCGCCAGCGGCTGCGGCCCGTAGTCAATAGTCACCATAGCCATGCGGTTTGAACCGCTGCAAGCATTTAGCCATAGTCACCATAGCCATGCGCACGCAGCTGCTAGCCATAGTCACCATAGCCATGCGTGCGAAGTGCTGCGCGTCCATTTAGCTGCGGGTTGCGAGCGCGGAGCTGTCGGCGCGGAGCTGTCGGCCGGTAGTCATATAGTCGGTAGTCATTCCGTTTTCAGTCGCTCATATACGTTACGCTACATAGTGTGTTACTAATTTCCCTAGCAATAACACAGTGAGTGACTATATCGCTTACACGCCCGGCGACACCCCATGGCTATCGCTCGACTACCGAACCGCTGCCCGAACCGCGTTAGAAGACTACCGCGCTACCAGGGTGAAAGCCCCTACAAAAACGAAGGGCTTTGCGATGCTGCAAAGCATGTTACATTACTTGCACGCCAACGCAATCCCGCGCAAGCGCAACTAGGGCAACACAGTGAACAAAATCAACACACGCGAAGCAAAGACAGCCGCCACCGCATGCGCCATGGGTCATCCGGACATGGCCGCACGCATCCTGAGCGCGTGCCACCGCGCCAGCATGCGCAACAGCGACAAGCAAGAGTTGCTGGCGCTGGCTGTCGCGCTCGGCGTCAGCAAGCACGTTGAGTTCATCATTTGCTAAGTCAACCCGGCGCGGCCACCGGCCGCGTCACTAGTAGAGTAAACAAAAATGGCACAAGACTTCATCGGTTTCATCGCGTACGAAGGTCCAAGCACAATCGACGGCGCGCCGATTGTCGTGATCATAAACAGGATCGACGAAAGCAGCGACAACGCAAAAACGGGCGCGCTTGTGCAGTCGTTCATCATCCGCAGCGACGTGCCACCGACTGAAGCGCTGAAAACGGGCGACGACGAGTCAGTTTGCGGCGACTGCAAGCATCGCCCTTTGCTCGCTGCAAGCAACGGCGAAGCGCCGTGCTACGTCAACGTCGGCCGCAGCGTGCGCAGCGTGTACGATGCATACAAACGCGGGCGCTACATCAAAGCGCCCTTGGAAACCATAGCGCTTGCTCTGGCCGGCAAAAATCTGCGCATGGGAACCTATGGTGATCCCGCTGCGGCTCCCGCAGTCGTGTGGCATCGCCTAATCCGATACTGCGCCGATTGGGTGGGCTACAGCCACCAATGGCGCAACGTCAACGCAAGCGATTGGTCAGGCATGCTTATGGCCAGCGTCGACAGCGTGCAAGAGCGCGCCAATGCGATTGCGCTTGGATGGCGCACGTTCAGGGTCGCGCTGAACGAAGACAAAGCGACCACCGAAGCGCGCTGTCCAGCGAGCAAGGAAGCCGGCCAGAAGACAACGTGTAACGCATGCTTGCTTTGCTCAGGCACGTCGAAGCGCGCCAAAGATATCGTGATCATAGATCACGCTTTGGGACACAAGCGCCGCGTTGTGCGCATCGCAACAGTGTGATTCTCAGGGCATGCGCTAGCGGCGCATGCCCGGACAATCCGGTCCGACTAAGGGTAAAAAATGAAAAAGCATACATTCTGGGCTGTCGAGCGCGATGGCCAACAACGTGCCATCGGCGCAACCGAAGCCCGGGCGCGTTGCCGCGCCGCCGGCACCACGTTGCGCACGCTGAAAATCCGCGCCCATACGTATGGGTCTTTCGTCGGTGGCAGCGCCATCGGCTGGATCGCCCAGATGGCAAAGGGCCGCACGGGCGTTGGTTTCGGCGCGTGAGGGATATTCTGTTCGCATTTGCGCTGGGCATCGCTGGCGCCGTTTTTCTTTTTTATGGGTTATCAGCATGACAACCGAAGACATTAAACGGATGTACGACAACAATCCTATGCTGACCTTGCGAGAGTTGTCAGCTCTCACCGGGTTGACCGTCGCGGCCCTCAAACGGCTGTTGCTGTCATGATCGCCCGCTATCCCGGCACGTGCGCACGCACGGGCCGGGCTATCCGGCCCGGTGACGTGATCACGTTCACCAGCGCGCGGAAGGCCGTGCTAGTCACTGCCGCCGCGCCGGCCATTTTTTGGCACGATAGCGCGGCGCCAGCGGGCCGCGCAATCCGGCCGGGTGACATCAGCGATACGATCCAGTTCGGCGACCGCACCTTCTACCGTAACCGCGCCGGACGTTGCGAGGATGCGCCATGCTGCGGGTGCTGCACGATATGACACGCTCGTTCTATCACGATCAAGCCCGCTACACGCTCGGCGACTGCGCGACCGTCAACGGGCTGCGTCGCATCCGGTGGCAGCAATGGCGTCTCATCAGCGGCGCCTATGTCCTGACCCGGCAAGCATGGCTGCCGACGCGCTCGACCCGCCGCGACATTATTCAAACTCTATCAGGAATCGTATGAACATCTACGCCACCAACAAACCCGACGAGGGTTATCAGTTTCAACTATCGACGACGGACTGGCTCAGCGGCCGCACTGCCGAAGCGTACACCTACGCTCATGTCTGGAACGACGAGCTAGACGCGAACGGCGAGTATTATGAAGGTACGCCACCCGACTGGACACGCGTGCCATGCGGGTACTGATCGCGTGCGAGTACT